GGACCTGTAGCACCTGTGGTGCCTACTCCTGTAGGACCTGTAGCACCTGTGGTGCCTACTCCTGTAGGACCTGTAGCACCTGTGGTGCCTACTCCTGTAGGTCCTGTAGCACCAGTTACTCCTGTTGGGCCTGTGGCCCCTGTAGGTCCTATAAGATTTACTCCAGCAGGCCATGTACCTCCTGCTTTAGGTCCAAAGATTTGATTGCTAGTAGTGTTAATGTAGAAGTCGCCATTAACGCCTTGTGTTGTTGGATCAACGCTTCCGTTAAGAACACTAAAACCAGCAACTCCAGTAACTCCAGTAGGTCCAGTAGGTCCTGTGGCTCCTGTTGTACCAATACCAGTTGGGCCTGTGGCCCCTGTTGGTCCTGTAACACCTGCATCTCCAGTAACTCCTGTTGGTCCTGTAGGACCAGTATTACCAGTAGGTCCAGTTACACCTGTAGGTCCCGTAGGTCCAACAATGTTAACTCCAGAAGGCCACGATCCTGCAGCCTTTGGACCAAAGATTTGATTAGTTACAGTATTTATATAAAAGTCACCATTGACACCTTCAGTTGTTGGGTCAATGATTCCATTAAGAACGCTAAACCCAGCAGTACCTGTAACACCTGTAGGACCTGTAGGACCTGTGTTTCCTGTTACTCCTGTTGGTCCTGTAGGACCAGTATCACCTGTGATTCCTGTAACACCTGTAGGTCCAATATCTCCTGTGACTCCTGTTGGTCCTGTAGGACCAGTGTCACCAGTAACTCCTGTTGGTCCTGTAGGACCAGTGTCACCAGTAACTCCTACATTTCCAGTTACACCAGTAGGTCCTGTAGGACCTGTATTACCTGTAACACCTGTTGGGCCTGTAGGCCCAGTATTACCAGTTACACCAGTGGAACCTGTAGGTCCTATGTCACCTTCTAATGCAATGACTGTCCAATATGGTGATACTAATGAAGGAGTATCTCCAACATTTCCACCATGTGCATCAGTACGATACCAAGTTGATCCATCATAAGTTGCTATGTCTCCAATGGCATATGATGCCCCACCACTGTAAGCCCCTGTAAAATTCCATAAAGCAGGTGTTCCGCTTGGTCCAGTTAAACCTGTAGGACCAGTGCTTCCTGTAGGACCTGTAGGACCTGTGACACCAGTAGGCCCTGTAGGGCCTGTATCACCAGTAAATCCTGTTGGTCCTGGTGGTCCAGTTAAACCTTGATCACCTGTAGGGCCCGTTGGGCCTGTAGGTCCTGTATCACCAGTTACACCAGTAGGTCCTGTAGGACCAGTATCTCCAGTTACTCCTGTAGGACCAATATCTCCAGTTACACCAGTTGCTCCTGTGTCTCCAGTAACCCCTGTAGGACCTGTTGGTCCAGTGTCTCCTGTTACACCTGTAGGCCCTGTAGGGCCAATATCTCCAGTTACACCAGTAGGACCAGTATCACCTGTAACTCCTGTTGGGCCTGTAGGCCCTGTGTCACCAGTAACTCCTGTGGCTCCAGTGTCTCCTGTTACACCTGTTGGGCCCGTTGGGCCTGTATCTCCTGTTACACCTGTGGGTCCTGTAGGACCAATATCGCCTGTAACTCCAGTAGGCCCAGTATCGCCAGTTACGCCAGTAGGACCTGTAGGTCCAGTATCGCCTGTAACTCCTGTTGGTCCTGTATCTCCTGTGACTCCTGTTGGTCCTGTGGGACCAGTGTCACCAGTAACTCCTGTTGGTCCTGTAGGACCAGTATCACCAGTAACACCTGTGGGTCCTGTAGGACCTGTGTCTCCTGTGACTCCAGTATCTCCAGTGACTCCTGTTGAGCCTGTTGGACCTGTAGGTCCAGTATCGCCTGTAACTCCTGTTGGACCTGTAGGTCCTATGTCACCTGTGACACCTGCATCACCTGTAACGCCTGTTGGTCCTGTAGGACCTGTGTCGCCAGTGACACCTGTTGGACCAGTTGGTCCAGTATCTCCTGTTACACCTATATCTCCTGTTGGACCCGTAGGTCCTGTAATACCTGTAACACCTGTAGGACCTGTTGGTCCAGTATTACCTGTTGGGCCTGTAGGGCCTGTATCTCCAGTTGCACCTATATCACCAGTTACTCCTGTGACACCAGTTGGGCCTGTAACGCCAGTGGCCCCTGTTGGACCAGTAGCGCCTGTAGCACCAGCAATACCAACTGAACCTGCAAGATTTACTTGCCAAGATGCATATGTACCACTACCAACAAAGGTAGATACTGTAAATGTTAAAACACCTGTTCCTGAATTGTAATTTGTTACATCTCCAGTCATAGAATTATTTATATCAAATGCAACTATAACTGTTTGTCCAATTGTATAGTCTACATTTATATCTGCCAGAGTAAATGATTTAGTACCGCTTCCAATTGCTACTGAACTTGTAGATGTTGTAGCATATCTATCTCCGTCTGCTCCTGAAGTTCCTGTTGCTCCTGTAGGTCCCGTCGCACCTGTGGCACCTGACGCTCCTGTTGGGCCCGTTGGGCCTGTATCTCCTGTGACTCCTGTAGAACCTGTATCACCAGTTACACCAGTTGGGCCCGTTGGGCCTGTATCTCCTGTAATACCAGTGGGACCAATGTCTCCTGTTGGGCCTGTAGGCCCTGTGTCTCCAGTGACTCCTGTTGGGCCCGTTGGGCCTGTATCACCAGTAACACCTGTATCACCAGTAACACCTGTAGGCCCTGTAGGGCCTGTGTCTCCAGTAACTCCTGTTGGGCCCGTTGGGCCAATATCTCCTGTAACTCCAGTGTCTCCTGTTGGGCCTGTAGGCCCTGTGACACCTATATCACCTGTTGGGCCCGTTGGGCCAATATCTCCAGTGACTCCTGTGTCTCCTGTAACTCCAGTAGAACCTACATCTCCAGTTACACCTGTAGGCCCTGTTGGGCCTGTGTCTCCTGTTGCGCCAGTTGCGCCTGTTGCTCCAGCACCTGAAGCACCTGAAGGTCCTGTAGGACCTGTGGCACCTGTGGCACCTGTAACGCCTGTGGCACCTGCACCTGCAGGGCCAGATGGTCCTGACGGACCACTTGCACCTTGAACACCTTGGGGACCAGGAGAAGTTATTACTATCTCATTAGGTGGTTGTACTGGGGTCATTTCTTCTCCTTAATATTTTGATAAACTATCCATTGTATCATACTTGTCACACTGTTACCTGTGGAGATACTGTAATGGTTCCTTGAATAATACGATCTATAACCCCTGCATTATCAAGTTCTAAATCATAGACATAAAATCCAGAACCTAGTAATGCTGTTTGTTCATCAGTAATTGTAACTGCAATGTTTGCTGTTAACGGTGTTATTACTATTCCGTTGCTTGGAGAACTCAAAGTTAAATCTTTAACGGCTGTAAAACTACGAGCAACTTGCATTCTGGCAGTCATGCCAGTTAAATTAATTGGAGTTCCATCAGGATTGTTATAGACTAGGTTTATATAAAACACTGATCCTTGGTCCAAGGTAAAATTATAAACACCTGCAGTTGACATATTATTCCTTCTCCGTTACCCAAATTAAAAATGCCCCTACAACAATGAATGAAAGCGCAGGTAGAACTAAGAATAGTCCATATCCTACAAGACCTAATCCAACAACTTCTGTTACTATGGTCATATCTACTTTAGGTTTTTTCATTTTTCTCCTTTATATTGAATAGAATCTTGCTACAGGCTTTTTAGGTTTTGGTGCCATTGCACGATCAAAAGAAAATATAGAAGCAACTGCTGCGTCAATCTTCTTCTTATTTGTGCTCTTTGAAACCATAATACCCCTACTTGAAGTCTTAGTTACACAGTTTGCTATATGTCTATTCAGTACTTCATCTCCATCATGAGTAAAGGACTGATTAACTACCGCCTCATAAAAGCGTTGAGTTGCTGGAACCATACGCTCTGCTGTATTAGGATAACTAATAATAGGTAGCCCCTGTTCTTCTAAAATCATCATTGTGCGTTGCCATCTAGATGGGTCAAACACAACTTCTAAAACATTTACTCCCATATCTCTACAGGCATCAATAATTGTTTGTTCTACTTCTGCAACATTTACATGCCACATAGGGTCTGGATCTACATCTGGTAGTTCCCAAACTCCTAAAACTCTTACATGTGGTTTCTCATCTCCTAAGAACCATCCTACAATTGCTGTAGTATCTCCAGAAAAAGAACCATCAAAACCTATGATACAGTCTTCTCCAGGAATAATCTTTCTATTCTTTAAAATTAAACTATCCCATAAATCAGAAGGTATCCAAGATTCAGTATTACTTGTCCAGAGATTAAGTCTCTTTGTCATAAACTCATTTTGTGGAGTTAGCAAAGATGCAGACTTCATATCTTCTATACTTAGAATATCATTTAATGATGGGTTTGCCATAATCCAATTCAATTCATCTTTGTAATTTAGTTTTTCATCACCCTGATACCAGGCAAAAAAGAAAGAAGGATCTTCAACTTCGCCTTTTGCTATCTGAATACCTCTTTGATACATAGTGTAGCACAAAGATTCTTTACCTGTAGAGTCATATTTAGAGCCTGCTGTGGTAATACCTACCAACATTGGCTCAGTTCTAGCACCCATAGATAAGGATAATACATCATATAACTCTCTATTTGGCTGTGCATGGACTTCATCTATGACAATAAATGTAGAGTTTAAACCTTCTTTTGTGTAAGATTCAGATGATAGTGCTCTATATACAGATCCTGTTATAGGGTTATATATGGAGTTTTGATAGACTTGAAGCATATTACTTAGTTCTGGTTCTAGTTCAATCATCTTCTTTACTGTTTTAAAAATGATTCTGGC